GTATCATTCTTATACATTGCTAATGTATCTAAATCTAATCTACTATAATCTACATTCTCTGGTAAACGAATCATATCGAATTCCTCGAGGATATTAAATGCCAAAAGATAAGGATCTTCTCTATTTATTTGATTGCTATCTTCACGTTCTTGTTGCATATCATGCGGTAATCGTGGAGATTGCTGATTCAAATTCTGTTGTGGAGTTTTTGTACCACTATCTTGGAAGTCAGGATCTAATGCTGATGGTTGTACTTCAAGAGTTTTCTTATGTGCATCTTCCCAATGGTCTCTTTCTGGTTCTCTAGGTTGACGTACAGCAGGAGTACTTCGTGGTTGTGATTGTACATGTTGTGGCGTATTTACTTGTAGGTCTCCTCCTGTATTCATTGTTGGAGTAGACGTAGGAAGATTTTGTGCAGCTGCTTCCATAGCTTTATTTTCATTAGCAATAATGCTATCCACATCAAAGTTATCACCCCAAGAATTACTTGCTATTTGACTTAAGTCTGGTTTGTTTGCCATTTTTTAATTTTTTAAATATTATGTATTGCCTTCTCAATAGACAAGATGCTTTTAGCTACAGATACTGCGTTAACTAGTGAATCTATTAATACTCCAGTTGGGTCATAAATAGTATAATCATCTAGTCCATAGAATTCATTAGTGATTACATTATAACCTAGTTCATTATCTCTTATTTTAGGATATATTTCCTCCATATTTATATCAGAGTTTTTACACAACTGCTCGAATGGTTCTAATAAACTATCAACTAGAATACTATATCCTTCTCCAAGATGAGACTTTCTAAGTTCCTCAGCAGTTTTAATAAATGTATATCCACCACCAATACTGATACCTCTATCAATAGCAGCTTTAACAGCTTCTGCTGCATCGTCTATTCTATCTTTTTTCTCATTCATCTCTACTTCAGTTGGGGCACCTACATATATTACAGCTACACCTCCTGCTAATGTTGCTAGACGTCTTTTATAGTAGACTTTATCGTTTTCACTTATGTCTTCTTCTGCAAGTCTAGTTTTCGTTATTTCTATAAGTTGATCTACAATAGGAGTTTCAGCAAACCCTCCTAAAATAGAAGTATAATCTTCATCTACTATAACTTCTTCTGCAAATCCAATTTGACCTGGTTCCTCAGCAGTACTTCTACTAGCACTAGTTAATGCAGCTATATCATTCATAATTTCTGTCTTACGATCTCCAAAACCATCATGTTCTGTTATCATAATATTAAATTGTTCTGGATGCATAATCTTATTGTTAATTAAAGTCTGCAATACTACAGGCTCTATGTCATTAACTATAAATAGTATAGGATTATTCTTAACTAACCTACCATGTTCATCTCCATTAACTATACTAATATATGGTTGTAAATCAGATATACTTCTAATAGTGTCATCAAATAATACTATGTATACTTTACTAGCTTTCCATTCCATTCTAACATGATCAGATAAAAATTGTGGAGCATAGAACCCTTTATTATATTTTATGCCTTTAACCTTATCAATTCTATTCTTTGTTTTATGAGACGACTTAACTTCAATATGTCCATACACTCCTATATCTTGTATAATGTCATATATAAAATTACCTATCTCTGTATTACTAGCTGATACAGTTGCAATATGCAATAGCTTTTCAAAGTTAGCTTCTATATTTAATGAGTGCTTTTTAATATACGTTATAGCCATGTCTTTAGCTGCATCTATTTCTTTAGATAACTCATAAAAACTCTTACCTTTTGCCATAACTTTAAACCCCTCATTAATAATATATTGTGCTAAAATCAATGTAGTTGTTGTACCATCTCCACTAGACTTAACTGTTTTCTCTGCTGCCTCTCTAACTATCTCAATAGCCATTCTTTCAATTGGATCATCAGAAGTTACCTGATTAGCTGCTGTTACACCATCTTTAGTAATTCTAGGTCTTTGTGTTCGTCTATCATTAAACAGAACATTTTTTCCCTTAGCTCCTAATGTTACTTTAACAGTATCTGCTAACTTATTAACTCCTTTAATAATCTTTTCCTTAACAGTCATCTTCATAGCTTCTTCTTTATATACTGTAAAATAAGCTTCCTCTTTATCTTGAAGTGTACTATTTAATTTTTTTGCAGATTTATAAAAAGGATGTGGAGGCATTCCATTATCTTTAAGTACATTATCTAATTCTTCTTTACTTTTCATTTCTTTTTAATTTAACTAAGTATCAATTAAGATACTTAGTTTAAGTGTGTAATGTCTACTTCTTGGTAGACTTATCTTTTGCTGCTTTTGCTTTTATTTTTTCTAGTTTCTCTTTATTTTTAGCTTCAATCTTTTTTAAGTTAATAGCTTGTTGTTGATTACCTGTTTCTTGACGTTCTTTTGCAGATAGCTCACTATCTCTTTGAGCTATACGTGCATCTTCTTGTGAAAGTTTATGACGTTCAATATTAAGTTTTTCTTGATCATTGAATACTTGATTTCTAAATTGTTCAATTTCAAGAACATCTGGCATACCATCTCTATCCCTATCTTTTTCAGGATCCCAAGCCATAGAATTAATTTGTGCTTTAAGAACATCGAATTCGCCTTTAAGATTAATTTCATCCATACGTTGTTTTCTATCAGCTTCAATTTGCTCTTGTTGTTGTTTTTGCATTTCTTGCTCATGTTGTTGTTGAGCTTCTTGAGCTTCTTGTTCTCTTTTCTCAATTCCTTTTTCAATACCTTTAAGTTCTTCTTTAAATTCTGCTAAGTTATCAGTATCTAACATAGTTAAAAGAGTAGAAAAATTAATCTTATCATTTTGTATAAGTGCTTGCATAAACCCTTTAGCTTCTTGTAATGTTTGATGAGATCTAGTATTATTTCCTATACGTATAGAATACTCATCTTCTAAGGAGATTAAATCTAAATCAATTAATGCTATTTCATCATCAGATAATATTTGACGTACAAACCCTGTTTGCCCATCCATCGTTTTAACAGCTGTCTCACATAACGATTGTAATACACTTTGCCATAACATCTCATGACCTGCAAATATACTATTCGTAATATTCATAGATTGTGCCATGTCTCGTTGATTATCTGTAACATTAGTACTAGCTCCCGTTTGTGCTAAACGTTGATCTGATACCCCTGCAGATACTTTCATTTGTTGTTCTACAAATTCTAATAAATTAGTATAGTGTGTAAGTTGCTGTGAATTCGATAAGTCTAACCTTTCTGCAGGTTTAGTACTATAAGCTACATTAGTGCCTTGTGTATGTGCCAATGGATTATAAGGTAATACCCCATGATCTATACCTATTTGAAGGGCTCTTTCATAACCTACTCCTTTATCCATCATAAGGATATTAAGTAGTTGTATAACTCCTTTATCTTGTGTAATAAGTTTTAACCATTTAGACATAATTATATAGTATAGTTTCTGCCATGGTTTAATTCTATCCATTACACAAACACTAAAAGCATTTCTATTGCCATATATAAAACCATGAATAGGTAACTTAGTTTTATAAGGATTTAACATAGATTGGTAAGCATTTTCATGTGGTTCTATTTTTACATAAATATCACCATTAATTCTAGTTCCTTTCCATACTTCTGGGATCCATATCCATTCCAAAGTCCTAGGAGATTCATCTGTAGTAGATGTCCATTCCCATTTAGATTTACTTTTAGAAAACATATGTGGTTTATAATTAACTTTCTTTGCTCTATCTGGAATAGCATACTCTTCATCTACAAAAGTAGTAGCTTCTTTTCCATACTCATTTATATAAGTTAATTTTCCTATTCTCCTTTGAGATTTCCAATACATAGTGTACACTACACAATAGCTTTCATAGTTATGTTTAGATTTATCTGAAGCATAAAGTCCATCTGATAATACATTAGTAGAACCATAAGAGGGAATAGTAGATAATGGATGTTGATAAGTATATTCATACTTTTTAATATTATCCCAATGTGAAGGAGATTCACCATTCTTTGAATGAAACTTAGCATCTGTCCCAAAGACTTTGCTATTATATTGTTTCAGTCTATCTATATCTTTTTTATTAAGATTTTCTCCATACTTATCTAATACATCAGTAACTGTAAGTTCTTCTTTGTACCCTACATAATCTGAATCTTGTATAAAAGGAGTATCTGCAGATTTATGGAAAAATAGATTAAGTGCATTAATTTGTTTAACATAAGGTACATTAGTAGTTTCATCTACACAAACTTCTACAGCTTCCACTCCTGCAATTAATGCGTCTTCAAACGTTTCATTTTTAAGCCATTTCAAATTCTGGTTAACAGCCATTGACTTTAATAGCTTATGAATTGTTTTTTCTTTTTTTGACTTATAATTTATATATTTACTTTCGATTTTTTCAGGATCAAGTAATTCAGCTTCTTTTCTATTAAATTCCTCTTGGGCTTGTTGTGTTACTTTTTCAACTTCTTCTGGCGGTGCTCCTTGAGTTTGTTCTTGAATCATTGCTTCTCCAATAGCTTGTTGGCGTTCTATTTCATTTGCTAACATACTATCCATATAGTTACGATAATCACGTTCCTTAGCTCTAAGCATCTCATTAGTTGCTTTAGGTGATAAGTTAATTACTCCAAAGGACCAAGGCATTTTAGATTCTTCCCCTTTAAGCACCTCTATAATAGTATGAGTCTTATTGAATGGTTCTACAAACTTTTTACCTTCCCCTTTTTCTAAACCTAGTGTATCGCAATATTCTCTATATTCTTCTTGTTCTATCTGATTATTCTTTAACCTATAGTTCTGCCATATACGATACCAGTCATTGCCGAATTCATCCACCCTAGATGCTATTGCATCTACTTGATTTGTTCTCCACGATTTATTTTTCTTGCTTGTAGCAAGTCTCTGTGGTTCAAATGCTATCATTGTATTATACTTTTAAATGATTAAATATCATGATCCCATGATATATTAAATATCATGTTCTTTCCATGATACATTATTTCTAGTGCTTCCATTACTTCTTTGACGTTCTTTATATACTGATTTCTCTTTAGACGAGCCATAGTTTCTTATAACCAAACCTTCCCAAAAATTCGAAACAGATCCTGGCCCTTCCATGTTCTTATTATATTCTAAGAAGTCTTCATTCCAATGCTCATTAATTTGTATAATTGCACCCATCATTGCCATAACCGTATCAAAGTTACCTGTTCTATTATATGCAATAAGCTCTTCTATAAGAGCTCTATCTTCTAGTAGATCTAAATTCCTAACTCCTTGAAGTTCAATAACCTCATCATTAGCATCAACTACTTTCTTATTACTTTGTCTAGTTAATAGCCATTCTAATACTAAATCTTCACCAATTTGTTTATGTCGTGAAGAACCCATCGAATGTCCGTACTCTCGTAATAATGTCTTAGAATTTGGTAAATACTTCGATATAGTCATCTCTGGTTTAGACATCAATCTAGTAAGTTGTTTCTTTCTTATAAAGTATTGTAATATACCACCATCTCTATCATTTTCAAATGTAATCTTAGCATTATAATATTTGCTTAGTTTTAATAGTAATTCATGTACATGCTGTTGAGGTCGATCCTTAGCTCTACCACGATACGTACAAACAACTTTCTCTGCTCCGAAGTCATGTACAAACTTTGGAGTCTTCATAACTATAATCGAAGTCAATGACTTACCTCCTGAAGTGTTCTGTCCAATAGGGTCAACACTTATAATATATGCTCCTTCTGGTACTCTACCAGATATCTTCATAGGAGCTTCGTATCTTAATAAACAACCTTCTCTATCTAAATTAGAGACTACTCGTTTATCTATAGGTTGTAATTTATTATCTAAGTCTACTTTAAAATATACATGTCCTCCTTGTTCTATTAACTCTCCTTTAACCCTTAATCCTTCGTAACCATGTCTAGACAAACGAATAGCTGAATCTCTAGCAAAAAGATCAGCTACTGGGAATATATTACCTTCAGGTGTTAAGAAAGCTTCACTAGGAGTTTTACAATACTGAGTTAAGTATTTATCATATTGATTCTTATCACCATTCTCTTGTTTAATACGACGTTCTTTATTAATATACATCTCTGCAACCCAAAACGTAGCATTGCCATTCTTATCAAGTGCTTCATAAGTAACATCTTCTATTACTATCTCAGCCCCAAAACAAGCCCACATCTCTGAAACAAACCATCCTGCTTGTTGGTCACTTACAGTATACTCATATGTGTTTTTAAAAGAAGCTAATTCAGCTGAGTCTGGGGAAGTAAATAATTCACTAAATCCATAAGAATGCCCTTTCTCGCCATTATCTTTTACCATCGATCCACCAGTACCAAAAATAATTGCGAGGCCCTTTATGATAGCACCTGGCTTTAATACTGGCCTAGTAAACTCCCAAGCATCTTTAAGTCGTTCAGTTTTACCTGCCTCTTCAAAATATACTCTATCTGCACCTTGTCCTGCAGCTTTATCCGGTCTATTAGATAATGATACTGTAGATATTGTAGATAGTCTTCCACGTTTAGATGATGAATTCTTTGTACTCTGCAATCCAAATGTAAATGCTCCTGAGTCTTCTGTCATTGACATAGGTACATGCTTCCATCCACCATTAGTTCTTGGGTTACCTGGGTTCTTTCTACCGAATGGAGTATACTTTGTTAGCCAATCAACAATAACTATTGCCTTCTTAAAACACAAAGCAGCATCTCGACCAGTATCGGATGCTATCAGTACATTAGGTGGTGAAGAATATTTACTCTTCGGAAAAGCAGTAATCCAAACTGCACCAGATGCAGCTTTAAATGAGAATCCTTTACGGCGAGACTTAGCTACTACGATACCTACTTTCTTATAACTTTGAGGTAACCCATAATTGCCTGGTCGTTCTCTTGCATCTATCTCTTTAAAAAAGTAATAGTCCATTACTAGGAAATCTGGGAAGTCCCTAACTCCTACTTCTTCGCCTTGCTCATTTCTCTGCATCTTATCGATTACACAATAGTTTAGAAAGAAATAAAATTCTCCACTAATTCTAACTCCACAAGGTTCCCCATCTATAATAGGTTCATAACCATTGATAATTCTTGTGAGTTCTTGTTTCCAAAAGTTTTTGTATGCTAAGGTTCCTTCGATGTATGGAGTATACGATGGTTTCATATTAGTACCTAGAGTTGCTTTCTTTGCAACATTAAATGCTATTGCAGCTGGAGCAAATATAGAACAGTCTTTAAAATATAAATAGTCCCAACAAGTATTAGCAACTGGATCTTTTAAGGATAACCTACTTATATCGCCATAAACCTTTTTAAAGCTAACTTCGTTAACTTCATCTGGAATAGCCCTTTTAATGTCATCATCTGTTACTAAATTAAATACTTTAGGATTAACCCATAACTTTTCTTTGGGTAAATGTAAAGTATTATTATTCGTTTTGGCTTTGCTCATATTCTATTTCGTCCATTAGCTTATCATATAGAAATTCTCCTATTATGTTAGCAGTACTTTCTCCTTTATATATAGCAGTAGTTACTTTCTTTCTAAGACTAATAGTAGTTTCTATAGTTTTTTCCAATTGTGGTATAATTTTAATTAATGCAGTAGACATTTTTAGTTGCTTCTCTTGCATTTCCATTTTCATAGTTAACAAATCTACTTTACGATCGATATTGTCTGCTCGTTTTATTTCTATATCTATTTCTGTAATAACTCTTTCTAGTTGTGCAGTATCTTGCCTAACCCTAGACAGGTCATCTGCTATGGCATCACAAGACGCAACAGAAGCATCGAGTGCCCTTTTCTCTGCAGTCGTATCTAATGCCTTATATTTATCATATGCAGCTATAAGTTTCTTATTAGGCTTCCATCTTTTCTTTCCTATGAAGTCTCTTATGATTTCTGCTTCTTTATCTTTTCTATCATAATAAGGCGAATCATACTCCCACATATGATATATGTATGCTAACCCTTTAGCATACTCTATCTTAGCAGTAGTCTTATCCATATCCCATAATTTAGCAAACTCTGGTAAATTAATACCTATAGGATTTAAATACGGCTGATCATGTCGCATTGTAAATAACTTATCCTTCAGCTTCATCGTTATTTGTTTCTATATGTTCCGTTATTTCTTTAAGTAGCTCTCGCAGTTCCCATGGTGGTAACATATCTATATCCTTATAATCATTAGAAACTTCTATTGCTGCTAAGTCTATATTCGGAACTTCTAATTGATGTTCTTCTTTATACTTTTCCCAATCTTCTTTATTTAACATTTCTCCCCACCTTCCCTTAGAATCTTCCTTCTTTGGTGCATAAAACATTTGAGGAGTAGCACATCCGCATTCTGTACATGACCCTGCATTTAAGCATTCTAAGCAACTAACTGCTCTACATACAGCTTGTTCCTTTATATATGAAGCAAGTCTTACAAAGGAAGATATGTTCTTTAAATAGTTCATATTTCCTTCAATAAAATTCCTAACATCCTTAGAAGTGACTTTATTCTTATTACTCATAATATATAATTTTTAATTAAAAAAAGTCGATATATTACATACCGACTTCTAATAACTAACTAAAGTATGTGTACTAACTATTATTTCTTATTAAATTTTTCTTTTACTTTATCCCACCATCCTTGGAATTCTCCGAGTATATATACGAATAGTCCAACATAGATAGTATTGATTATATTGAATGTCCATACACTTGCAATATCAGTAGAAACTATCTTAACTAAGCTACCAAATCCAAATGCTGAAGATGTTAAAATAACTCCTAATAGTATCATAGTAGTAACGTATACAGTAAAATATGTTTTAGTACTATATTCCTTAAAAGATTCTAACCAATGCTTCATTACTTTTATTGGATTCTTAGTTGCAACTTTATTTTTAAGATCAACGACTTTACAAATGAGACTACAATTTTCAGCAGCAGCTTCTGCAAGTAACTGGTTTCTATTTTTTAGTATACTTTCTTGTCGTTTATGTAACTTAGTAGCTTTGGTCTTAGCTGTTTTAGCTTCTTTAGCTTTTTGTTTAGCTTTTCCAACTAGAGTCGCTTGAGCTTCTAGTGTCTTACTAAGAGTCATTACTTCTGTCTCTAATACTTCTACCTTTTGTTTAAGTTCTAACTTAGTTATTCTTGCCATTTTTTATTTATTTGATTTTGTTACTTCTCCTTCTACATTTTTAAATTCATTTTTATCTGATGCGGGCTTACCTGTAAATGTAAGATAAGTACTAAACTTAGCAATCATATCAAAACATAAATCTACTAACTCGTTTTTATTTGTATCTTGTTTTAAATTGTAATCCATGTTTGTTCCATCAAATAACTCTACTTCTCCATCTTCTATAACTTCTGCCATTCTCCACATCATAGTTATTTGTACATGTACGTTTTGTTCTATTGGTAATCCTGTGTATTCTTCTACAACTAACTTAACTATATCATATACTGACATGTTTGAGTAGTCATCATGATTGTTATGATCCATACAAATATATTTAAAAATAAGGCTAACTTCACTTCAATATTACAACACTGACTTAACAATGAGAGCAGCTGCTATTCCTACTAATATAGTGCCTCCAATTGTAAATAAAACAGTGTTTCTACTTTTGATTCTTTTATTTTTCTCTTTTAACTTATTATAGTCAAATTGTAGTTCTTTATTAATACTCTCCTGTAAGCTAAATTGCTCTCTAAGTATCTCTTGCGCCCTCTTAGCACCTTCAAGTCTTCTTTGTTCTACTTTTAATATAGACTGCGTTAAGTTTAATGCTTGTCTACATAATGTAAGGCCTATACCTAATGAATCTAAGTTACCTTCACAAGCATCTAATTCCATAAGTAAGTACTGTTGTTTTTCGAATGTTATAATAATTTTCTTATCATCTGCTTCTGAGTAGAAGATTCCAGGTACGCCATTAAGCTCTATTCTAAATGGTGGAAAACTATCCACCGAAATGTTTCCTACGCAAACTGTCGAGATAAGTAGGACTAACGTTAATGTGCTTAATAGTTTGACTAAGTAAGATTTCATTTTCTCGTTTTAAGGTTATTCTTTTATATTCTAGATTTTTTATTTCTTTTATCTTAGTTTCTAATAGTACAGCTTTTACAGCTGCTTTAGCTTCTAAAGTGTCTATTAGTTTACTATTGCTCTCCATAATCTCAAGTGCTTGACCTAATGACACATTCAACTCATCTATTTTAGCTTGATACTCTCTTGCATCTATTTCGCAATCAGGCTGAACAAAAAACCTTTTTTCTATTTGAGTCCATAATATTAAACTAAATACTGCTATAAATATTATTGCACCCACTAACTTAAGTATAGACTTATTTACCATAATTCTTATTAACGTTTTGTATTGATGTAAATATACTTTTAGATATAAGATCTTGAAATGTAGAAGACCATATAAGATCATAATCCTCTTTCTTATCCATAAAGCCACATTCTAATAAAATGAATGGACATTTAGATTTACTAATAATTGTAAACTTAGCTTCCTTATCTTCACTAAGATTACCTGAACCTCTACCAAGTCTAGCTCTCAACGGAATAGTATCCTTAAATACATCAATAAACTCTTTAGCTATATAATCAGACTTAGTTTCACCAGGACTAGTAAAGATTTCCCAACCTGTACCCCCACCTGCATTAAAGTGAACTGATATCCCGTATACATTCTTATTAGTCTCATATATCTTATTTGCACGTCTTACCCGTTCTGATAATGATATATCTTCTAACTCTGGAGATATATGGTAATACGGTAATCTAGCATAGTCCATACGCTTAATACAGTTCTGTACTATCCATCGATTAGCTACTCCCTCATATAATACTCCTTTATCCCAATTAGGACTTCTCTTGCCTTTTGTTTGATACTTGCCATCGATTGTTGAGCCATGGCCATTATCCCATATTACTGATAGTTTCTTACTCATTTGCCTCATTACACTTTTTAATTAATTCTTCTCTTTCTTTATCACTCATTAAGTAACCATAGTCTTCTAGTGCTTCTTCTAAAGTTAACTTCTTAGTGTATATCCACCCTTTATCTAAACCATGCTCTTTATTCCATAAAGCTATTTGATCTTCTCTAAATAATATCGGTGGAACTAATTCTATATCATTTTTCTTTTTCATCTTTCTTATATATTTTTAATAGCTCTTTAAGGAGTTCAAATTGATGACTATTAACTAATCTTATTAAATTCTCCCTTTCAATATCTTCTATATCATCTAAAAGATTTATTACGGCCATGAAAACTTTTCTATCTTTCTCATACCAAATGTCCTCAAACCATTCTATTAGTTCAGTTTTACTTATTTTACCAGTGTATTTAGTTACATTACCTAACTGATTTCTAATCCCTGGATTACTCTTCTTTACCATCTGTTTTTCTATTATTACTAGGTGTTGCTATTATATGTATTTCTGTTCTAAAAGAACCAAAGTATTCATTTTTATATATCTTTACAATATCATATTTGATACTGTCGATATAAACTTCATCTTTTTGTAAATCTACTTTTAGGATGTCTTTAGGGTGTTGTTTTAACACAAATCTTATTTCTCCAGTTTCTTCTAGCATATAAGATCTAATACTATCAAATCTTGGTATTTCCTTACTTATCTTCATCCTCTTCTTTTTTATGATTCTCCTTTTTATGATTCTCATATTCAACTCCTATATAGCAACCTGCCATTGAACCAATAACATAACCTATAGCAATTATAATGTTTCCTTCTAATATAGCACCAATACCTATTGCTGTACTTACTAACCATATAAAAGTCATAAACCCTCCAAGTAATGCAGCATCTAATGCGTTACCTTCTACTATCTTAGTAATATTTATTGTTTTAAGAGCCATGTATACTAACTCAAAAACAGTTACTAATAGGAACTTAAATAATAACATCATGCTTTAGGTTGTTTATTAGGATATTGAATATCGATTTTTTGAATAGCCCAATAAGGAGAACCTCTTTTAATTAATTGTATATTTTTAAAACCATTTTCTGGAGTAATAACTGATTGATCAGCAGTAATAGCACCATTATGTTTATTACCATAATTACCTGTTACTTTACCAGATGCAGGATCTTGATCTCCCCATCCTTTTCCTTTATAAGTAGCATTTGGTTTAATAGGTTCTACTACATATGTTTTACCTGTACGAAATGAATGTACATAATGTGTTCCATTTTTACCTACTTGTTTTCTCCAAGGCATAATTAATTATTTTTCGTTAGTATTTAATACTTCTCGTTGTTTTCTATCCATAATTCTTTTAGCTAGCCATAACTGAGCTTCTTCTAGCTTAGTAATAGCTATTGAGGTTTCTCTACTCGGTAGTTCTTGACTCTTTGCTTTTAAGTCAAATATCAACATATTAAGTAAACATTGAGTAGTAGTACCTGATTGACCAATAACAGTTTGTTTAACATCCATTGCAGCTACATAAAAACCTGGAATGTCATCCCCTGTTAATGGAGTATTACTATCAAGTACTTTATCCTCTTCAGTTAATATTCCAGTGCTATTTAAATTGATACCTGCATTCTTTTCGCCATCAAATATCTGTAACTGAAAAATAACTTCGCTTTCTGGGTCACCTTCTGTTTCTAAAACCTTAGCTTCTATTTTCTTTAATTCTGGATGATCTAATGGAAAGAACTGCTCTGTACCATCAGGGTCTTTATATTTCCATATAGGTCCTTTCCCTATGTCAGTTAGTTCTAAAATAGCCATTGCTTGCTTTGCCTTAGTACTCCTAACAAAATCTATTCTTATGTTAGTATCTTCTGCTACTAGCTCCTTATCTTCTACTATCTTAAATGTAGGCAAACTATATGAAGCGCCTTCTTTAACTACTGTAAATGACCCATTAGGATTTATAAGCCCTTTATTCTCATTTACTACCTTTCTTTCTAATATCTTTTCCATTGGTTTCTTCATTATTTATTTCTGTGAAATACATTAAAAACATTAAGTTTGATGCAGCATGTGCTAAGTGACTTCGTCCAGATTCGTCGAAACGTTCCCCTTTCTTATAAGCCACTATATGTCTCATCATTGCTGCAAAGTATCTATTTTTTGCATTTGGAACTCTTTTCCAGTTATCATCACCATATGTGGTAGCACCATCTGTTAATACTTGTACTATTAACTCTATTGCTTCGAATGGCAATAAGTCCCATCTAAGCTTACCTTGATCGTCTTTACGTCCACATACTTCTAGTGATCCAAATGAACTACCATAGTAGGGATGATTAGTTATACCTGGAATGAAGTGTGCAGCAAAATCAAAACCAAAGTCAGGGTTAGAGTCAGGCTCGAACCTACACCCATTTATAAGGCTTTTAATGTAAGCTTCCCAATTAGCATCTCTTTCATTCCTATTATCTCTATTATTCTTGTCATCTTTGTTATCTCCTTGTTTTCCCATTATATCTTCTCTTTAGCTTTCTCTTTACGTTTAGGATCCCTTAGAATCCCAATTTGTTTAAGAATTGTTTTAAGTTCATTGAAGTCTAGTAA